CTTCGTACAAACGTTCGCCCATAGCATCCCAAGTAAGTAACTGAGCCATTTTTTTGTCCTTTTCTAAAAGTAAAGATTAAATATATCATGATTTAAATTGTCTGCTGTAAAATGCCGTTCAAAAGAACATGTTGGTAATGCAGCAATATTATCAGGAATAACGCTATCTGGATTTTTATCAATAACTGTCACAGAATATCGTTTTCCAAGCGTATATGGGGAATTATCAGCGTGATCTGTTTTAATATAGTCCCGTTTATAAATAATACATGGATACTTCAATGAAATACTTTCAGGTGGTTGAAAATATACATTATCTGATCCTAGAATGGATGTTAATAAAGTATGTAGTGTTAATCTATCACCCATTATATACACCTCCAACTGTTAAAATAATACGAGGTCTTTGTATTTCGAATGAAGTAATTTTCCATTTAGCACCCATCCATTGTATATATCTCAAATTTTTAATATTTTGATTAATATATTCATCGGTTAGAATACTAAAAGTATTGCTTACAGTAATATCATCATTCAGATTTTCACTTTTTTCCCACCGTTTGTTGTTACGGAGAATGTCGCCAACGCAATCACGCTCCGTAACAACTTCGGTATATACTCCTGGCGAAGTTTCCTTTGTGTAAATATAACCTACTTTTCCATGAAACTTTGCCATTTTGATTCTCCTATGAATTAGCTACCTTCGGCAACCATTTCAACAACAATGGCCGACTTAGGCAGAGTCAAAGCACCCGAGCAACGAGTCTCGAGTAGATATTTCTGCTGGTTGTAATCAATATCGAAATCGTCAAACATCGATACTGCGCCACCCTTATCAGCGCCCATTGTATAGTCTTTCAGATTCACGATAATGCACTTCAGATCGTAAGTAGCGGGGGCAGGAGAAGTCACATCACGAGAAACATTCTCCATCACAGGAACTTCAACAATACCAGAAACACGAAGAGTTGCCGCCAACTCACTCTCGGTATTATAGAGACGACGACCAGTCGTGTCCTTCTGCAGAAGCAGATCGGTCAAGAAATCGGAAGTCGTATACATAATGGGTGCACCAGAACCCTTGTACGAGGAACGAGCACGAATAATTGCATCTTCCATCTCGCCTACTTCAGCATCAACAGGAATAAGAACACGATGAACATACAGATCTGCATCTTTGTAGATGGGACGAATACTCGTTTCGCTAATCTTATCGGCGCTCTCAACATCACGACCATCACCAACTAGCACTGCACGAGCAAGTTCCTCATCCAGCATAACACGCATCTCGGCCTTCAGCCAAGCTACAACGTCCAAATCGACGATATCGACGATATCATCGCGATCCAACTTCTGTTTCTTATATACCGTGGTTGGGGTGGTGGTGCGGGTCAATAGAGAAACAATTTCTTCCTTCTTCAGACTACCCTTAACATAACCCAAAGCACGAGCATCATCTGCAGAAATATCAGCGGTGTTGCTCTTAATGCGAGAGAATGGCGAATGACGCGTGCCATTAATCACACCAGAAACCCAACCCATATCACGACCATAGAGAGTCGGAGAAGGAGTTACAGTCTGAGCATCGGGGAACAAGTAATCGATATTCTCAATACCATATTCCACTGCGTGCTGAATCAATGATTCTTTAAAAGAACCAATTTTGCGAGCATCCGCAACAATTGTACTAAACTGATCGTGAGTAAGAGCAACCGTACCACTATAATTGTCACCTTCGAAAATATTGTGTTTCATTGTTTCATCATCTCCTTGTTCACTAGATTGAGTTAAATTTGCATCTTCCATTATTTGACCAATAAGCGCATAGACTGCGGTTCTTTGCTTTTCATCAAGAGTATTAAATACATCTTCGATAGTCTCTTCACCGTCTGCATGTTTAATTTCTTCAGCCACGTCTTTTTTCTCCTCTTTAATTTCGGATTTAATTTCTTCTTTTACTTCTTCTTTCACTTCTTCTTTCACTTCTTCTTTCACTTCTTCATGAATAACAGTATTTTTAGGAAGTTCGAAATCTTCTCCAGTAAAAATAAATGCTTCATCTTCAAGATCAGTGAAAGTATTATCGCCATGAGACATCGATAGAAAATCGATAGTCGCACCAGGATTTGCTCCTGATAAGACAAGACTTACTTCTCGAATAATACCATGCGATACAACTTTTGCTTTTTCAACTAAACTATTTGCATAAATTGACAAGGATGTAATATCACCATGTTTCACTAATAGTTTAGCTTTTTTACCAGGTTCAGTGTCATTAAATACACACCAGGTATAGGTACCATCACCAACATCTTCCAAATATGCATGACCTAAAATATTATCAGGTTCATTATGCAAGTGTTGCCAAACTAATGGAACTTTTGTACCATGATTTTCTTTAAAGGCACCAGGCAAAATGATACGGCCATCAGCACATTTCACATTTGCCTTGGTCGCGTAACCACTAAAGTCAAATTTATCTGGTCTGCTCATCTAAAGTCCTTTCGTTTTTATTTTGAGTACTTTCTTCAGTACTACTAGGTTGATTTGTAGGAGGATTTAAATTTTTATTCTGCAAATCATCAGCACCTTTTTGCTCACTAGGTTTATATCCTATAATACCACGAACTTCATTGGATGACAAAATAGCATTACGAGTAAAACTATCCGCAATAGTTGCTAGTTCTGTTGTTGGAACATAACTAAATGGATCTCTTATATGGATGATCGATTGCCCCTGAGATCTAGCAGTTTTTGTTAGAAAGGTTCGCTCCATTGATTCTGTTATTCCAATAATTATAGGGCCTACTGTTCGATTATAGTAATTTAACATTGCTTTTTCATCAGCCGTGCCATTAAAAATTTCTACAGTTAAACCTAACTGACTAAATAACATATTTGTCAAATATTCAATTTGACCCATTAAATTATTTTCAGCAGGTCTATTTAACTGAGTAATCTTTTCGGTACCATCTGTATAGGCAATACCATATTTTGAGTCACGTAATTGACTCTCGATATCCGTTCTACGAGCCTCGGCTTGCTGTTGACGAGCGGGTGTTTTAATTACATAAGGTAACTGAATAATTAGATCTAATTTACCAGAACCACTTTGATTATCAATAACATCCAACAAATTTAATTTTGAAATTAAACGTTGCAATGTTGAATTTGGTTCATTCATCACGGAATACAAAGGATTCTCTACAATTGCTACAAATCTTTTTGATAATATAATTTCTTCTCGTTGGCCTCGTTTTTGATTATAAACATTTACTTTAACATGCTCAGGATACCACTCTACAATCTTTCCTGTACGTAATGTCAAAATATCATAAGAACCTAATAGTGGATTACTACTAGTATCTGTTGGAATGATTGCGACGCATCCTTCATCGCACATTGACATAACGATATCCTGAACAAGAGCTCGTCCTGTTTGATCAATATTGGCCTCTACTGTTAGACATTGATTTAAGGTACTATCAATTAAATCAGTATAGCGTCCATTTTCATCAAGACGAACATGCATTATTGGCATAGATGCAACATCTATTCCTAACCGAGTATAAACGGAAGAAATAATAGACCGTTCATTTCCCATTCTAAAACGAGTACGATCTAGTCTATAAGCAGAACTTGGTCCAATATTAGCAGCAATTGGTAAATAAAAATCTTCCTCTTTGCTACGAAAAGCATTCCATGCATTTCTAAATCTATTTAGCGCGTTTGGCACTATGCATTACCTCCTTTCTTTAAAATTACTTAATATTAATATGCCGAACCGAGGGTCATGCGTCGCCAATTCTTTCCTGAAATTAAATTTGCAGCGGAAGCAACATACAAATAACTCGCGTCATACATCATTTCACCAGCAGAACCAACAGTACCATTAACTCCACCCGTTAAATGAGCATGACCAAAACTACCATTAGCCATAGCTGTTCCAGTAATAATTTCATTAGCTGCTACACCAGCAACATCAGCAGTTAGATCAACTGTAGTACCAGTACCTTGAGCCGCAGCAACACCCTGAGTATCTTCAGCGTTAATCGTACTAATCAAAACGCCATCGGCATTAGCAGCAGTACAATTTGCGCCACTGGCTAAAGTTACACCAGCAAATACATTTGTTCCAGCTGTAAAGGTTTCAGTAGTTGCAATGGCATTACCAACAGTTCCACCAATAAGAGCAGTAATAGTGCAGGCATCAGCAACAAATTCTCCAGCAGTGACTAACGTATGAGGAATATTAAATTCATCCGTGCCATTAACTGCCGCTACAAAATTTACTTTAGCTGCTGCAAGATCAGCACCAATAGAAATCTCACCATCAGCAGTATCAGTTCCTACTGGCACAAAAGTATAAACCTTAGTGCCAATTGTAACGGTATCGCCAGATGTTGGTTGAGTATCCATTGTTAGTACACGAGAAGCTTTAACAGCAAACGATTCAATATCTACCGCAATACTACCTGGTGCACCGACTTCTTGAGCGGCGGTAGTTAAAAATTCATAAATCTGTTCTCCAATAAGAACTTTTTCACCATGAATAACCACACCAGTTAATGTCAAAGTTCCAGTTGCATTGACAGCATTTACCGGCGTTCCATCTGGAACTACAGGCACAACAATATTATCAATAATTTCTTGCAGTTTGGTTCCTAAATCCACAGATGGACTTTGTTCATTCGTTACATTATTCATTACTTTCAGTTCCGTTGCAGTTAGATCATTCATATTTTCTCCTATTAAAATTTTATCCAAAAGGACCCATATTTTCCATTTGTTTAGCTAAATCAAATAATCCTTTTGCTAATTTTGCTTCCTCACCATGTTGATTAATAAAATCGTCAATTCGTGATTTATTTTTTAGATAGGCAACACCAGCAACAGCAGCTATAATAGTCGTTGCTCCAACAGCTTTAACTGCTTTTTTTAATGTTTTTCTACCTTTTGTTACTGTATCTGTTGTAACTCTAGTCCGAACAGCTTTACTAGCAGATTTGGCAGTATCAACATTTGCAAGATGTTTATTAAATGCTTCCTCATATCCTGGAATTGTTTTTTTCTTTTTATCGAGTTCTGCTTTCAATAATTTTCTTTTTGTTCCAGCAGTTTCTCCATAAAACATTTTAGCATCCATATGACGTTTAGCATCTTTTGAAGCCATTCTATCTGTACTATTTCTTCGATGTCCCCATTTCATTCCAAGAACACCAACGTGTTGCAATTCGTTATCATTCATATTTATTCAAATGCTCCTTTATTTATTTGAATATAATGCATTATAATATATGTTTGTTACGAATTTATCAGTAAAACTTTTTAATACATGCAATGAATTTTCTATATTTTCATTAGTCATAGGTTTTATTTTAGCAAGAGCTTCTATAGGATCTACATCTGTTATTCCATTGGATTTTACTGCTACAGATTTTAATAAAATTAATGGGGTTTTAGTTAATCTTCCAGCATCATTATCATCAACTAATGCATTATATCCCTTTTCTTTAACTAATTTAATGTATTTTTGTGTTACTGGACTAGATCTATCAACTAAACCATTCGCTATTGTATTATAATGTTTTTTAGCAAAAGAAATAGCATCGTCATGCGTTTTAATTCCAGCATCAGGTTCTATAAAATATGCAGTCAAAGCATCTTTCTCGACTAATTCTGCCAAAATCTCAACTCTTTTTTTTGCTGATGGGGATTTAAGTTCATCCAATGCTTCCATAGTTACTGAATATACTTTTGGTTTTGCTGGTAGTCTATTATTAACTTTAAACATAGCTGGAAGAAAAGCCGCATATCTATTATTATCGTCCTCTTCAAAACTTACATATGTATTATCACGTAATACTTCTTTAGCATTTGTAGTAATACGTTTTAAAATTTGCCCGGGTTTTAAAGAAAGATCAGTATCGTCTAGATGATTAAAAACATCATCTGATATTACATCATATCGATGTTTATCATGCCCAGACCATGCAGCCATCCAATTAGCATTTATCGCTTCTTGTTCTGTATCAACTCCCCTAAAACCCAGTTTTTTAAAACTTTTTATTTCAGCTTTAGATATAGCTCCTTGTTCTACTTCTTCTATTTTTTTATTTTTAATTTTATCAAAAGCATTACCAAAAGCTGTATCTACTTCTTCTTTATGCGTTACATATAAATATGTACCAGCAGCGATTGTTAAACCAATACCCACACCAATAGCAATATTTCTTATTTTTTTTTTTTTAGCTATTCTTGCATTTACTTCTTCTTCTGATAAATTATTATCTTTTAATGCACTATAATTTATAACTGCCGCATTTGGATTTTTCTTTAATATTGCTGCATTTTTTTTTATAACTAAACTACTTAAATTAGATGATTCCTCGGGGCTTTTTCGATGCCCCCATTTCATTCCAAGAACGCCAATATGTTGCAATTTGTCATCATTCATATTTATTCGAATGCTCCTTTATTTAATTTATAAGCTACGTAAGCATCCATTAGTGCAGCTACTGGATCTATCTTCTGTTCATAACGTTTCTTAAGAAGTTTTCTATTACCATTAGTATCTTCTAATGTAATAGAATTTCCCATTGCAAATGACATTAACTCTTGATCAAAT